ATGAAGCTGACCATCATGCCGCTTTCGTCAGCAGCCGTGAGGTAAATGGCGCCGCCCCGGCGGTGCGGGTCGTTCGGTGTGTCAGCCTGCGGGGCCTGGGCGCGGCGGGGGTCGATGAATTTGGCGCGCTGGGCCAGGTAAGCCGGTGACAGCAGCTCGTCCACCGACACCTGCATGGCGGCGGGTTCAGCCACGAAGCGGTAGGCGTCGGCAAAGGCGAGCTTCATGGCCTCGATTTGCAGATGCTGTGAATCCACCTCGTCCACCCGCATACCGGCGACATTGAAGTGTTCCAAAATACCCAAGGCGATCAAAGCGGCAATGCCTTGTCCATTCGGCGGAATTTCATGCAAGGTGTAGCCGCGGTAATTTTGTGCGATCGGTGTGACCCATTCTGGCTGGTAATCGGCAAAGTCTTTGGCCGTGATGCTGCCACCATGGGCAGCGGAAAATTTTTCAATGGCCGTTGCTATCTCGCCACCATAAAACGCTGCGCCTTGGGTCTTGGCAATGGCACGCAAGCCTCTGGCAGCCGCTGAGAATTTGAACAACTCACCCACCTTGGGCGCCCGCCCCCATGGCAAAAAGCTCTGGGCAAACCCAGGCAATCGCTGCAACTCCGGCGTAGCTGCTGCCCATTTTTGTTGCACCACCACGGGCAACAAATAACCCCGCTCGGCAATTTCAATGGCAGGTTCCATCAAATCGGCAAATGGCAATTTGCCAAAGCGCTCACTCAAAGCGGCCCATGCGCCGACGGCGCCAGGCACGGTGACAGAGTCCCAACCGCGCTTGGGCGGGTTCACCGCATCGGTGCCATATTTTTTGTGAAAGTACTCTGGCGTCCAAGCCTGTGGCGCAGGGCCAGAAGCATTGAGGCCGTGCAGTTTTTGGCCATCCCACAAAATGCAAAACGCATCAGAACCCAAACCATTGCTGACAGGTTCTGTGATGGTGATGGCCGCTGCTGCTGCAATGGCGGCATCGACCGCCGCGGTCACCAGCCGGCGCGCAGCCTCAGCCGCAGCCGAGATCTGGCTCTCAATACCGACGATGACGCCCTGTCCAAGCGGCACGCCGACGCGATAGTTCATCGGGCGCGACGGCGACTTGATGCCGCCGGCCTCGCGCGCAACCGTCACGGCGCCGGTGATCAGCGAAATGATGCGCTGATACAGCGGCGTCTCCATGTTGTCGATGCCCTGGATGATGCCCTTGACCAGGTTCGCGCCGATGTCCACCCACTGCGCATCGGTGATGAAGATGTTCTTGAGGTTGGCGACGATGCGCTTGGCCGTCGCCGCAAACGCCTTGCCGCCTTCCTCGAGCTTGGTGTTGATGCCGGTCATCGCCGCGTCGGCGTCCTTGACCATCTGATCGGTCATGGTCGACCAGTCTGTTGTGACCACCTGGCGCGTCGTCGATACGTCGGCCTGCACCTGAGCGGTCTGCGTGCCCACGGTGGTGGCCAGCGACGTTGACTGGGCCTTGATCTGGTCGCCCTGCTGGGTCAGCTGCGTGACCAGCGCAGAGCCGGTGAGGTTGCCGCCCAGTTCCGCGACAGTGTTGACCGGCGCCGGCGCCTGCACCTGGCCGGTCGGCCCAAAGAAGGCCTCGCGGATCGCCTTGTCGCGCTCAGCAGCGCGCGTCTTCAGCGCGTTAATCTCCGTGTTGAACGCGCCGTCGATCGCGTCTTTCTTCGCCTTGCCTTCGGCGTCGAGCACGGCCTTGAGCGCCGCCGCGCCGCCCTGGACGTCCGGCACCGGGATCACCTGAACACCCGCAATGCGGTTAATCTGGCGGGCCGATTCCAGATATTGATTGAGCACCGCCGCAAAGAAGTCAACCACGGCCTTCTTTGCGCCGGTCTCAAGGTCAATGATGCCCTTGCTCAGCTCCCGGACGCCGGCAACTGCCAAAATGGAAATGCTGCCGACCAGGGCGGACACGAGGCGTAGCGCCGTCTCCGCAATAACCTTGACGATGTCTCCCAGAATCCGCTTGATCTCGTTCTCGGCTGGGCTTGCTTCCTGGCCACTGGGTAGGACCAGCGAAGAGATCAGCCCCGGCAGATTGAGCGTGAGGCCGCCCACCAGGTCGCGAAACCCGTTGAGGATGCTCGTGCCGATGCCCGAGTTGCGGATGGCAAGATAGATGTTGCCGCCGAGCGTGGTCAGGCCAGCGCCGAAGCCAGCGCTGTCAAAGCGCAGAATGGCCGTGCCGATCGTGCCGAGCGACTGCACGATGCGCTCGATATCAGTGGCCAGCTGCGGGCTGAAGCCAAGATATTCGCCAAGTGACTTGATGCCGCCGCGTTCGAACGCACCCTTGATCTCACCGAGTGTCGTGGTGACCCTGCCAGGCAGCGCCGCAATCGTATCGATGATCCTGTTGGCGAAGTTGGCCGCATCCGGAGGCAGAATCTGCTCAAGGTTCAGCTTGAGCCCACCAACCAGACCGAAGTCGCGGAAGCGTGCGATCACCTGACCGGCAACCGTGCGCACATTGCGCAGCACGCCGAACACCGTGCGCAGGTTGTTGATCTGCTCGGGCGGCATCAGCTTGGAGAACAGAAGCGCCAGCGCTTCGATAGCGTCCATGCGCTTGATATCGCCGAGGAACTCCGAGAAGTAACCGCGCGCGTTGACGATGCCTGTCACGAGCGGACCGATGAACGCGGCGATGCGCTCGCCAAACTGCGTGAAGTCGGTGTTTGTCAGCAGCCGCACAAGCTCTTTCAAGCCCGGCTTGATGGCCTCAAACGCCGGCCCGAAGACCTCGCGCAGCTTGAGGTTCTTCAGGTCGCCGATCGACGACACAAGGCCTGAGAACGTCTCAGACAGCCGCCCGGCTGCACCACCAAAGTTCTCCTCGAGCGACGACAGCACGGCCGGAATGACGATGTCAGCCGTGAGCTTGCCGGCCTCCTGCAGCTTCTTCAGCTCGGCAACGCTCTTTCCGGTTGCCTTTGACAGGATGCCGTAGATCGGCAGGCCGGCGTTGACGAACTGCAGCACCTCCTGGCCCTGCAGTTTGCCAGCGCCCTTGACCTGGCCGAGCGCGACACCAAGATCGCGCAACTTGTCATTGGACAGGCCGGTTGCGGCCGCGAAGTCAACCAGCGCCTGCGTGTTGCGCTTGGACTCCGTGGTCGTGAAGCCCATGTTCCGGCCGAACTTGAGGATCGCGTCAATGTCCTCTTCGCTGAACGGGCTCTGAACGGCAAGCTTCTGTTCCCACTTGACCAGCTCACGGGCGGCGACCACGGCGCGCTGCTGGGCCTCGGTGTTCGAGATCAGCTGCTCCGTGACCTGCTTGGTGATATTGACGCGCTTGTCCTGGAAGTCGCCGAGGCTGACTTGCTTGGCCTGGTAGCCGGTAACGACACCCTCGGCGTCGCCCTTGCGCTCCAGCGCAGCGGCAAGCGCCGCCTCGTAACGGAGCCGGCGCGCCGCAACCTCATCCGGCGCCTCACCCTTCTGCGGCGCAAAGTTGTTCAGGTTGGCGCGAGCGGTGGCAATCGCTGCCTCGGCGTTGCCGGCAGACACGACCGCGTTCTCGTAGGCCTCAAGGTCTGCGGCCGCTTTCTTCAGGCCCTTCGCGCTCGTGTCACGCGCAGCCGCCAGCTGCTGCTCGGCCGTTATCAACCGTGAGCCGATCACGACCGTGCGCGTGCGCGTGTTCTGCTCGATGATCTCTTGCCGGGCCAGCTCCTGCAGCGACAGCTGGCGGCGCTCGAACTCGGCGGTGGTGTCGAACGCCTGGCGGCCAAGGCCAATCGTCAGGTTGGTCGCGCCACGAAACGCGCCCGTGAGCGCAAGCCCCAGCGCCGTGCCAATGGCCACCGCGCGCACGGTCAGGCCGCGGCCGGCGTTGGAGAACTCTCGGTCAGCGCCGGCCAGCAGTCCGGTGATCGAGCTGGCGGCCGTTCGCACGCCGCCCAGCAGGCCGCCGAGGTTGACGCGTGGCGTGAAGTTCTGGCGCGCCGAGGCGCCCAGCTGGCGGGCAAACGAGCCGACCTCGCGCGTCAGCGCGCCGAACGTCGCGCGCGCCACCAGCGCGCCGCGGTTCGTGGCGCTGAAGAACTTCTCGGCCTGCGACTTGGCGCGGTCAATGGCCTGGCCGACCCTGTCATACTCGGCCTTGGATTCGCTGATGACCGTGACCAGGTTGCGCTGGCGATCGCGGATCTTCTCCGCGGCTTTGGCGGCGTTTTCGTACTGCTTGACAAGCTGCGCGAGCTTCGCCTCGCTGGTGCCAGGATCAGCGCGCGCGGTCTGAACCTTCTTGGCGAGATTGCCGACTTTGGTTTCGGCCGCCTTGGCCTGCTCGCCGAGCTTGACGTAGGACTTGACGTTACGCTGGATGTATGAGTCCAGCCGGGTGTGCGCCGACTGCATTGACGCCACGTTGGCCTGCACCTGGCGCGCGAGATCGGCATACGACCCTTTGAGCACGCGCGTGCCGCCCAGCTTGGCGAGGGTTTCAATGGTGACCGTGACGTTGCGATTTGCCATTTGTTCGCCCTACTTCGCCTGCCGGCGCTTCTCGTCGATGAGGTTCAGAATCTCCCAGGTGCGCACCAGCGTCGCGCCGTCCGTCTCCGCGATGTCGTTGATCGTCCAGTGAGTGCGATCGACGACATAGGCAATCAGCAGCTCAGGCGGCAGCTGCTGCTCAAACGTGGTGCCATCCTCACGAACCACGGGCACCTTGCGCGACGCGCCATCCAGATACAGCCTGACCGACGCCGCCTCATCCTGCGTCAGGCCTATTGAAAATTTGCGGCGTTCTCCTGCACGAAATCGAGCAGCGGCTCGAGTATTTCCATGGACATGCTCGTCAGCGTCTCGTCGGTGATCTCGAGCGGCTGCCCGGCATCGTCGACGAACGACCAGGACTTGATCGCGAGCCGCGCGATCTTCATTTGGCGCTGATACAGCGCGGCGATCTCGTCGCCGGTCAGGTCGTCGACGTTCTTAATCTCGACGTTGGCCAACGAGTACATCTCAAGCGCCTTGGTGCCTGGCAGCTTGGTGTAGACCTCAAACCACTCTTCATATCCGCCGCCTGCGTCGATGCGGCGTGTCGGCAGGCCGCGGTAGCGGCCCTTGCGCACCGGCCGCTCTTCAGGCGGCGCGGGCGTGTCCGGGATCTCGGCAATCTGGACGGCTGTGGCCGCTTCAGCGGCATCGGCAATGGCGGGGAGAGGGAATGTGGTTGTTTCCATGTGGTTGTGAATGCGGGCGCCGGCCAGCTGGCCAGCGCCCGAAGCGTGAACGGTGTCAGGCGGAGCGAGGGTTTAGTACTCCTCGCGGACGATGTTCGTGGCCTTGCCGGAGAACTCGATGGACCACGCGCCCTTGGGCGGCGCATCCATCGGCATGCCCTCGCGGACGAAGTCGAACACGTAGCGCGGCTTCTTCGAGCCGACGGCGCCTTCGCCATACGGCGACCAGCGCACGCGCATCGCGCCGGCCTTGAACAGCGGGAACAGGATCGCGTCGGCGTAGCCGTTGATGGCCACGGTCACCGCGCCACCCGTGCCACCACCACCCGTGAGCGTCACGGTCGGGGCGGAGGCGTAGGCCTCGCCTTCGTCGGTTACGAAGAACTCGACGATCGTGCCGGTCGCCGGATCAACGCCCACGATGCCGGTGGCCTGAACGCCGCCACCGGGAGGCGCGGCCAGCGACGCAGCCGGCGCGCTGGTGTAGCCGCTGCCGGGCGTGATCGACGCCGCTTTGTGGACCATGCCAGCGCGCCACCAGGCGAACGCCTTCGCGCTGAACGAGCCCTTGTCGGTGCTCGACAGCACCGCGTCGTCAGCAGCGTATCGCTCCTGCTCTTCGGTCTCGGCGGTGATCTCGAGCTTGGCATCGGTTGACACCTCGGTCAGCTTGAACCACGCGCCACTCTCGGCCGGATATACAACGCCGGTCGTCTTCGGCCGCACCTCGATGAGGCCGCTCTTGCCGGTAATGATTTGTCGTGCCATGTTTGGTATTGCCTCCCGCCGAAACGACTTCGCGCCCGGCGTTATAGAACTGAGTCTTCGAACTCCACTGAGAACACATTGGCCAGATACGTCACGGCGGCGTTGCCGGCGCCGTTGACCGGCACGGTCTGCACGCTGTCGCGCAGCACGCTGACATGCTTCGTCACCCCATCCAGCTCACTGTTGCGCTTGATGAGGTCCAGAAACACGCCGACGAACTCGCGCGTCAGCTGGTCGGCCGTCTCGGTCTCGGATGCCAGTGCCTGGCACACGATGTAGTCCGCGCGAAAGCGCCGTGAGGTGCCTTCGCTGTAGGCCAGTCGGTCTGCAAACTCACCGCCGCGATACTGCGCGAGAACGAAAGGCGCCGACTCCGAGAACACCCGGGGGATGTTGTCGTAGACCGAGCGCACATACGGTTCAACGCGCACCTGCGGCGCGCTCGTGTAGCTGCGGCCCCCGCTGAGCAGCGTGACGCTGTCGATGGCGCCTGCAACCACGTGCGCGATCGCTTCCGCGCCAGAGCCGCCACCGCCGACGAAGACCACCCGGACGTATTCGCCGTAGTCCTCGCCGCCGTCGACGACGCTGACACCGGCGACTGCGCCGCCGGCGACCTGCGCCGTCAGCCGCGCGCCGTTGCCGGCCGTGCTGGCCAGCGCCGAACGCAACAGCGCGAGCACCGCAAGCATCGGTGGCCGGACGTCGTACTCGGTGAGCACGTTCGTCATGGCCGTACCCGCCTGTAGTGCGCCAGCGCCCGCTTGATGTCAGCAGGCACCGACGTCGGCACGCTCAGCTGGCCGAGATCCTGAAACGCCTGCACCTCGAACGGGGCCGAGCGCTGGTGATACAGAAACGCCGACCAACGACACGCCACATGGCGCAGGTCCTCCGGGAGCGGCTCATAACCGCCGGCGTAGGACACACGCGCAAACAGCGCCCCGCCGCGCGACACCGCGGCCGTGTTCGCGATCATGATCACGTAGTCATCCGTGATCACCGACCGCGCCACGTTGAGCGTGTGCCACGTCTGCAGGTCGTCGGATAGCGCCACGGCGCTCACGCTGCGGCACTTCGCCTTCGCAACCGTGATGCGCGCAAAGCCGTCGCGGCCAATGACCACCTGCTCGCCCGAGCGGATCTCGTCAGAGATCGCCTCGGCGTCGAACGAGTGCCCGCAGTGGGTATCGATCAACGCCTTGACGCGCGGCAGGCGCTCGGTGATCGCGTCATCATCCGTCTGGGTGATGCCGCGCTTCACGAGCTCCTCGCGCACTTCCTCGAGCGTGCAGTAGTCCATGGCTTAGCTCTTGGCCTTGCGGCTGGTCTTCTTGGTCGCCTCACCATCGGGCTCAGCGGCGCCCTCGCCCTCAGCAGCCGGGGCCGTTTCGTCCACCTGGACGAGCTGGCCGCAGTCGATGAAAGGCTTGAAGTCGGCGATGTGCTGATCCGGGATCTCGATCACGCCGTCCACGGCGGTGAACTCACCCGCGCCGCTGGACACGCTGTTGAACTCGGTCTGAAACTTGGCCATGCATTCCCTCGCTACTTGCAATCGATCCGGGCGCGGCAGACGCCGCGCCCGGCTTGTCAGTCGTCAATCCCCCGCGCTTACACGCCGTCGGCGATGTTCTGGATGATGCCGATCGCGCCCGGGAAGTAGTGCGCGAAGGTCTCATCGGCGTACACACCGGACTCGTACTGGCGCTTGGTGATCGGCCACTCGATCTGGTAGTAGTCCTGGCGGTAGTGCACTTCGCACACGTTCGGGACTTCCGAGATCGGATACGGCAGCACATCGCAGTGCGCCACGATCGTGCCGGGCACAGCATCCGGATGGAGCTGCAGCTGCACGAGCTGGCCGCCGTTCAGGCCGTAGCGGTTCAGATACGAACCGACCACGCTGCCGGCCGCGACGTTGTTCACGCCGCCGGCGAAGTCGCCGTTCAGGCGCACGATCGGCGAGCCGTTGTTCTTCATGACCAGGCTCGAGATGTTCGCCACCTCCTGCGCCGAGACATACAGAACGTTCGGCGACAGGCGGTTGGTGTCCCACATGTTGCGGAACAGCTGGTCGATCTGGTCGATGCCGCCGTCCTGGCGCGAGCACACGATCAAGAGCATGCGCGCAGGCCTCGAGGCGCTTGAGCGCGGCAAGGATCCGAGCACGGACGATTGGCGCCTGTGCAGCGACGCGGTCAACATGGTGGAGACGCTGATCGATGACCTGCGCGAGATGCAGGATCCGGACGGCCTGCTGATGGACGCGATCACGGCGCTTGCGATGGCCGGCAAGCGCAACCTGGCCGGCAAGAAGATCCGCCTCGACGGCCCGGGGATCATCGCCATGCGCTCGCTGCTGGACGCATACCAGGAGGCGGTCGAGTGCCTGCCGGCACGGATCATGATCCGCGCGCACCGCCGGACTGAGCGACGACTGTGGGACATCCAGGACGGCAGACGCCGGCCGCACGACGTCGAAGTTGTGAAGCTCTGACGGGTGTATTTTTTTGGCCTCGCGCTATTCATTTTCGGTTGCCTCGTATCCGCCAACGGTTTACACTGAAGGCGTTGAGTGATTGAGCAGGAGGCTCTGACATGAGGCAAATCGAAGTGTTCGTCCGGAACGTCTACGGGACCTACAAGATCTATCCGGCAAACGAAGCGGCGACGCTTCTCGCGGAGATCGCGGGGACCAAGACCCTGAGCCAGG